CTGTCAATCCGGACGCCTTCGTGTTCACCTCGATGAGCCCGGAGCAACGGACCACGTTCCTGAAGCGTCAATCGCCTGCGCAGCTTGCCAAGTTCAAGAGTGACCTGGGCAACCTCGTTCGTGCTGGACTGATCCAGATGCCGGGGCAGTAATGGCGAACTACGACGACATCATCGAATCGGCAGCCCGGACGAGCAACATCGACCCGGCGCTGATTCGTGCCGTCATCCAGACCGAATCGAGCGGCAACCCGCATGCCGTCTCCAGCAAGGGCGCCGTCGGCCTTGGCCAACTGATGCCGGCGACCGCAAAGTCGCTGGGCGTCTCCGATCCGACCGACCCAAAACAGGCCATCCCTGCAATCGCGGCACTCTTGAATGAGAACCTGAACCGCTACGGCAACGTGCAGGACGCGCTGCGAGCGTACCACGGAGGCACGGATCAGAAGAACTGGGGCCAGCTGACGCAAGCCTATCCGCAGAAAGTGTTATCCAAGATGGGACAAACCATGCCGCAAACTCTCCCGGGCATCCCGGTCGGCCAGCCGCAAGGCGCCCAAAGCGATGATGCGATCTTCGCGGCATTCAGCGGCGGCAAAGCCCAACCGCAACAGTCGCAAAGCGGTCCGTCGGACGATCAGATCTTCGCTGCATTTACGCAGGAGCAGCCTGCCGCAAAACCCCAAGCCGCGGCACCGAAGCTAGTCGCGCCGCAGCAGTCCCAGCCTGGCGTTCTCGCTACGCTGGGCGCCACACTGGGGAAAGGGTTCGGCTCGACCGTGCAAGGCATCGAACAGCTTATGGGGCATGGCTTGCAGTCACTGAAAGACACGGCTGCGATGCCCGGCCCTCTCGGGATCGCGTCGACGTTAGGCGGACTCATTTTCGGCGAGCATCCGGACACGTTCATTCGAAAAGCAGGTGCCGAGATGGTCTCGGATGCCAACAAGGGCATCGCCAGCCTGAACGCGCAAGCCGCTCCGTACGAAAAAGCGCATCCAGTGACTGGGGCTATTGGCAATGTGGGCGGCTCGATTGCTGCAACGCTGCCGTTGACGATGGCTGCGCCCATCACGAATACGTATCGTGGAGCAGCCGGTGTAGGCGCCCTCACAGGGGCCGCTACAGGGGCTGCTACCCCGGTTGAAGGTGGCAACGACTTCTTGGGCGATAAGGCCCAACAGGTTGGGCTCGGAGCGCTTGCCGGTGGCGTGGCGTCTCCCGTGCTGCGTGGCCTGAGCCGCCTGATTTCGCCGCAAGTGGCGCCGGACGTCAAAGCGCTGATGGATCGTGGTGTGACGCCGACCCCGGGCCAGATACTGGGTGGTGGCTTCGCACGCACGGAAGAAAAACTGTCCAGCGTTCCCTATCTGGGAGACATGATCAAGAACGCCCAGCAGCGCGCGGTGCAGCAGTTCAATGCGGCTGCGTACAACGAAGCCCTGGCGCCGATTGGCCAGAAGTTCACCGGCAAGGTCGGCCAGGAAGGTATCGAGCAGGTCGCGAACAAGATCAGCGCAGCGTACAACGAAGTTCTGCCGAAGATGCAGTTCAAGATCGACCCTCAGTTCCATGCTGACGTGATGAACCTGAGTTCTATGGCGCAGGCGCTGCCGAAGACGCAACAGGATCAATTTGTGAAGATCCTGAAAACGCAGATTTTCGACAAACTTGGCCCGCAGCAGAACATGGACGGCCAAGCACTCAAAGGCGTGCAGAGCGAGCTTACAAAAGCCGCCAAAGGCTATCTGGGAGACCCATCGTATGATCAACGTCAGCTTGGTGAGGCGGTAAGCGCCCTGAAGGATGCTGTGGACGGGAACCTGATGCGCGTGAACTCGCCTGACCTCGCTCGGAAACTGGCGAATGCCAATCAGGCATGGTCGAACTTTGTGCGGATCCGAACCGCGGGGGCGTCGCAGGGCGCGATGAACAACGAAGGCGTGTTCACGGCTGGCCAGCTGCAAAATGCCGTGCGTAGCGCCGATAAATCGGTCGGTAAGGGTGCGACGGCCACGGGCAATGCCTTGATGCAGGATCTGTCGGGTGCTGGTCAACGGGTACTCGGCTCGAAGTACCCGGATAGCGGAACGGCAGGACGTGGGCTGATGTCGCTTCTGGCGCCTGGATCGATCGGCGCCGGCATGATGGCAGCGCCGACTACCACGTTGATGACTCTCGGCGGTATCGGCGCCGGGTCCCTCCCCTACACCCAGTTAGGTCAGCGTGCGGCCGCGAAGGTTCTTACGTCGCGCCCACAGCTTGCCCAACCGGTAGGCAACGCGGTATCCAAACTCGGTCCGGTAGTCGTACCCGGGGCTCTCCCGGCGCTTCTTTCGGGCAGCCGATAGGCATCGAAGTTCGTAGATTACGGACGTGCCAACAGCCGTCCCGATGGCGTGAATCAGTTGTTCGGTTTTCATAGGTAAGACGATCCTCTAACTCGTCGTTCTGTCGTTAAGCGGTCTCCCTAGGCAAGAGGCAAAAGGCAACCCTTTTTTCTTGCTTAGGGCACGTTATGACCGCCACTCTTCTGCCAAACGCGAAGCAGCAGTTCCTTGACACCAACGGGCGTCCACTCGCAGGTGGTCAAGTCTATTTCTATATTCCCAACACGTCTACCTTCAAGAGCACGTGGCAGGATGCCGGGAAGACGATCCTCAACACGAACCCGGTTATTCTCGATTCACGAGGTCAAGCGGTCATCTATGGCGACGGGCAATATCGACAGGTCGTCTACGACGTCCACGGCAATCTGATCTGGGACAAGCTGACCGATTCGTATGCACTGAATTCGGAGTTTCAGAGCCTAGCATCCGGCCTTGGGACGTCTTCTGGTGCGTCCCTAATCGGCTTCATCCAGAATGGTGTTGGTGCTGTATTTCGCAATCTGCTCGACCGTGGACGTGATCGTGTCAACGGCGCGGATTTTGGCATGGTTGCGGACTGGAACGGAACAACTGGCACTAATAATGCGAGCAAGCTAACCGCTGCCTTGCAGTACGTGCTGCAACGCGGCGGCGGCACACTGACGATCAACCCCGGCGATTACTACCTGGGGGCATATGCGACAAGCGCGCTGGTGGTCTCAGTCACCGGTCTGAAGAATACGCGCATCAATGCCTACGGTGCACGGTTCATCGTCAACACGACGGCGCTGGCGACGCCGTTCATGCTGGTATTCGATTCGCCCAACAACGTTGTTCTGGCCGGTGCTTCGTTTACCGATATCGGTTTCGACCCTGCGCGCTGGGGCACCGCAAATGATCGCTGGGGGGCGGTGGCTGTCGCGCTGCCGGCGGCGCAGTCTTCGTCAGGCTTTCGCATGGTTGACTGTAACGCACAGAGCATGTCGACGTTGCTGTTGTCTGACCAGCGCGCCAATAAGCGTAACCTGAAAAATATCACTGTCGACAACTGCACTTGCGATACGACGTATTACGGCGTCAACGTGCTGTACGTGGGTGACAACCTCAAGGTCGACAATTTGCGGTGCAAGGATGTTCGCCGCACGCTGATCGGCTACGGCATGCGCAACGTTGATGCCGATATCAAACTCTATACCTCGCAAGGGTTCCTGGGCAGTAATGCAGCCGTCTCCATCGCCTGTGAGGGGCAAGCTTACAACGATGGATATGGGGTCCTTGGCGGCAATGGCGACGTCAACAATATCCGCGTCAAGCTCAATGTGTTTGGCTTCGAAGCGCACAGTGCATACGTCCATTTCTACAACCAGCAGGCCGACAGTGCGGGCGTGACTTCGAACGTCTCCGCAGACGTGAAAGTAAGCGTAGTGAACGTGGGTAAGAACCCAGCGGTTGGGAACACTGATGTGTTCCTGTTCGACCACGAGTTGCCGAATGGTTCGATTACTGGCAGTACGCTTCGAACGTACAAGCAGATCAATTTGCATGCCGAAATCAACGGCTCCGTCAGCGGTGTACCGGTAAATGTGCAGTCCGTGAACACGGCCAGCCCGATGACGATGAGCCTTTCGCCGAACCTGACGGCGCTCGCTCAAACGTACACCATCAATCAGCTTACCAACCCGACGAATTGCAATCTTCTGACTCCGTTCGAACGGGTTTTGACAACGCTAACCCCCGTTGGTACTACGACGGCGGGTGTGCCCACTGGCCTTGTCAGCAATGGCACATGGACCCTCCTTGGGAAGCGCGTCTTGTTCAATGCCCAAGTGTCATGGACGAATCATACGGGTACCGGCGCATTGCGTTTGAACGGCCTTCCGTTGCCGATCGACACGAATTTCCCGGCGCAAGCGATTGTGACCATCGGGTCTGGCCTCGCGCATACCGCGGGCAGCACGCTTGTGGCCACGCTGGGTGGCACCGGCAACACGCAGGTGCTTTTCTTCGACGAAAGCGCCGGGAACATCTCGACCGTGAACCTCGACACCTCGGTGGCCGCGCTTTACGTCAGCGGTTCTTACGTAACGCCCTAATCCCTAAACCACAACGACGAAAGGAAAAACATGATGCATCCGAATATGGCAACCGGCGCCGGCGGCGGCAAACAACGCCCTCCCACCGAGCAGCAGAAGACGACGCCGACGAAAACCGCACCAACCAAGAAGACGAAATGACCTCGTGGCGCGCTCGTGTTGTGGCTGCTGCATTGATGCTGCTGGCGATGTATGGGCATGGCCGGGCGACCGTCGACCTGCCGAACACGCCGGCCGGGATGCTGATGTTCCACGGAAGCGCCGCGCTAGTCGACCTCTTCCTGTTGTACGCCGCGCCGACAGTCCTCAACGGGAGCCTGTGCGCGGACACGCAAAAGCTGCTGCTGGCGTCTATCGTCGGGAATTTCGCCGGCTGGCTGCTGTACATCGCATACGTCTCGCCCGTGTTCTACGACGGCTACATGTGGGCGCTGACGTATGCCCAACTGATTCGCCTATTTGTTCCCGACCGCCATGCTGATCCTCTTGGGCTCGATCTGGTTTGCCATCCTGATCATCTCGGCGGCAGCCACCATCCTTGAAAGACACAACCATGCAAGAACCCGAAAACGTCCGCTCCGCGATTGAAGCTGCGGCAAGCAACCCGAAGACAGCCGCCGCCGTCGCGGCCAGTACAACCGCCATCGGCGCTGCAACGAAGCTGGAAGCGCTCCAGGGATGGCTGTCCGTCGTCTCGATGGGTGTGGGTATTGCTACCGCTCTGGTGGTACTCGGCATCCAGCTGATCCGGCTCGAAAAGGCATGGCGCGAACGTGCGCAGCAGGATAAGGAGGCATTGTGAGCATCATCGATCATCTACGGGCCGCGCGTAAATCGTTCACCGTGTGGCTGAATGCGACGCTACTGGCTCTATACCCGTGGGCTGACCAGATCATCGCCAGCGTGCACGATAATCTGCCCGATCTGGGGGCATACCTGCCGACGAACGTGTTCCGTGCCGTGGGCCTCGCCCTGGTTCTATACAACATCGTGCACGGTGCTCGTGTGGCCGCAAAAGCGGCGAAGGCGGCGCAATGAATGCGGCCGATATGAAACCGTCTGGCGCCTGTCGCGCGCTCGTGCGCCAGTTCGAAGGTTGCCGCTTACAGGCATACCTCGACTCGGCCGGCGTCCCGACCATCGGCGTCGGCCATACACGCAGCGTCAAGATGGGTGACCGCTGTTCGCAAGCTCAGGCCGACCTATGGCTGACACAGGATCTGGATGATGCAGGCGCCGCGGTCGCGTCCCTCGTCAAGGTGCCGCTCACGCAGGACCAGTTCGATGCCTTGACGTCGTTCGTATTCAACCTGGGGATTAAGCGACTGGCTGAGTCCACCCTACTGATCCTGCTGAACAAACGCGACTATCACGGTGCAGCCGCGCAGTTCTCGCGCTGGGTGTACGCCGACGGGAAGGTACTCGATGGCCTCGTGCGTCGTCGTGCCGCCGAAGCCAAGCTGTTCATGCCGCCCGAGGCGAAGCCATGACCGCACTGGAACGCCTCGCCATCGCAGCCTTCACGCTTGCGGCCATCCTGCTGGGCGCCGTCTTCGGCATGAAGCAGTACGGCACGGAGCGATACAACGAAGGCTATGCAGCGGCCGTCGCTGCCGGCAAAGCCCAGCACGACCGCGACGCCGCGGCTGCGCTCAAAACCGAATCGGACCTGCGCGCCAAGCTGGCAGCGAAGGATGCTGATGCCCAACGAAAGGACGAAGAACATGCCCAAGCTCTTGCTGACGCTCAGCGCCGTGTGCGCACTGGCGTTGATCGGCTGCGCTGCCCAGCCAGTACCGTACAGCCCACCTCCGCGCCCGCAGATCGACCCGCTGCCGCCGTCGCTCCAGTTGACGGAACAGGACCGGACCTTGTGCCGGAAGCTGCTGCTGACGTTCTCGGCTACGGAGCAGCAATTGCAAGCCTCGTGTCACGATACGAGCGCGTGGTCGAGCGCTTCGAAGAGTGCCGGGCAGTGAATGCGAAGTAGTTCCGCAAAAGCTGATATTGAAAATTTCTTCCTAGGGAAGAAAAGCGGACTCATCCATGCTTTTGCGGAACGTAAAACGAACCTAAGTGACTGATTTGTATAACTTAGGCTTCGGACTTAAAATCCCGTGCTGGAGACAGCGTGCGAGTTCGATTCTCGCTCCGGGCACCAGTATTCATGCGGCTTTCAGCGGATGAGTATGGTTGGGCAGTAGTTCCGCAAAAACGAAGTAGTTCCGCAAAACGGCTATTTCGTCGGCTTGACAAGCTTGCCTTTTCGATGGCGCACATACTGCCGCGTCATGGTCGCTGTCGTGTGCCCAAGCAACTCTTGGGCTGCTGCATTTCCCTCGGCTTCGTCTTTGTCGGTTGCTGCTTTTGCACGCAGGTCGCGGAATTGGAACTCCTTGATCCGCTCAGCCAGGGCGGGATTCGCTTTCGCTGCCGCCGCGCGCGCCCTGTCCATGGCGTGCCGCATCATGTATTTTGTCATCGGCGTGCCGTCGCCCATGCAAATTAAAGTGAGGCCCACAACCTTCCGCCCTTCCATACTTTTGATCAGCTCTGCCAATTCGCCATCGATCGCCACGCGTAGCTTCGCACCCGTCTTGTTTTGCTGAATCCACAAAGCCCCTTCCTTTATGTCTGCGCGCGTGAGCTTCAGCACGTCTGCCGGCCGCTGTCCAATCAGGTAAGCTAGATCTAGTGCATCCTTCAACGGCTGCTCTGCGGCGTCGTGCACGATCCGATAGACATCATCCTCGATGTAGACGTCTCGACCCGCTTCCCGGAACCCCTTGATGCCTGCGCATGGGTTCGCTTTGCTCGTGATGCTCTTGTCGCGCGCGTAGTTCCAGATATGGGAGAACAATGCCTTTTCCCGGTTAGCACGCACCTTTGCAGTTTTCCCGCGCCAGTCTAGATAGCGACGGATATCGCCAGGCTCGATCTCTTCCAGCGGCACCGGCGGGTCATCAAAAAACTCGTATAGCTTCCGTAGCTCGCGTAAGTTGTCTGCCTGCGTGGTAGGGCTCTTAGTTGGTAGTACATCCTTGATGTACCGCTCCGCAACTTTGCGGAAAGTGATTGCTGCCGTCGTCGGCACATCACTCGCGGTTAGTTCGGCCCACTTCCGCACGGCCGCAACGTAATCGCTGCCAAGTGGCACCTCTTTTCTTGTGCCGTCAGCTTGGCGCCCGGCATCGAAGTAGTAATAGGTGCCATATTTGCGCACGCGCGCACGCATGCCAGATGGCAAATTTAAGTTCTTGGTCGGCCTTCGCCCCATCGTGTTACCCAGTTTTCAATGCGTTCGAAACCCACTTTTTTTTAGGCGCTGGCGCAGCCGATACACGCCCCTCAACTGCAGAGCGTGCGACAACCGGGCGCCCGACATCGTTGACGAAGAATGGAACCCCCATCTTTGCCAATGCGGCAATCTGCAAGCGGACATAGCTTCGGCCCGTGAGATCCTTCAATTCGTCGCGGTTCAGAAACGTGCTTGACATGGTCACACCTTAACTCCAGGTTGCTTGGTGATTTTCATTAGCCACTCGATGTAATCGATGAGCTGCCAGCCGGTAATGCGAATATCTGGTCTGTCGTCAGTACCGATGTTCACGCACCCTAGCTTCCCGTCGGCGATTAACTTGTTGACTTTCTGAGAGCTAAGTCCGAGGCATTTGCCGGCATCTGCAACCTCATACAACGGGCGATAAAGAATCGTGCGCCCCATCTGGTCATAGCCACGTGGTTCGCTTTCTTCTGGTTCTACCTTTGCGATGTTATAGAGAGGCTTTTCCTCCCGTATCGCGTTAGTCTCCGCCGTGAGGGCGGCAAAACGTGAGCTAAACTTTTGGATTGTGACATTGGCGATCTTATCGAACCAGTGCGAATTCAGCTTATGTTGGCTTAGCCTACGCAACGAACTAATCGACACACCAACGTAGAGGAGATTGCCATCAGCATCAAAATGCCGGTAAAGGTGGTGCTTGTCCTCACTATTTGATACGCCTGTCATCATCCTCTCCCATTCTTCTCAGGCGGCCACGGGCACTTGCTCAGCGAGTGATCCCCACCGCACCGCGTGCATTGCGGCGCAGTCCAGATGTCCCACATCAGGCGCCACATCGTCACGATCCACATGGGTCCTCCGGCTTCGGTGCGGCTTCGATCAGTGCTTGGTAAATGTGGGCGCCATCCTGCCTGAACATGCCTGCTGGGTGCATCGCACTGGCGATGAGTTGGCTGTCCACCTCGTTCTCGATAGCGCAGACCATCTTTGTTGTCGGGACTTCGGGCAGCAGAACGTATCCTTCCGGAACGCGCCATGCGTCGATGTGGGCGATGACGTCCCGAATTACCCGTTCATTCCCGGCGGTGCGGACTATGTCCCAGAGCAAATTACGAAATTCGAGCGTGTCTATACTCTGCGGTTTCAGTTCATCCGACATTGGGCTCTCCCTTTGTAGCCTGCTGTTCGCTGGACAGCGGCGGTGCGGCGTAGACGATACGGCGGCGCTCGGGCATGAACGTGTGGTAGGCGTCCTCAGACGCGTCGTGCCAAACGCTCGATGCGTATTCACCGACGTATTGCACCTGATAGATTGGGGCCTGCGCCGGTTGGCCGGCATCTTCGCCGTTCGCGAATTGCGAAAGCCCGGCATGGCACATAGGCGCGGGAGGGGCGTCAGGCAAATCCCAGGCGCGCATAATTTGTTCGGCCGCTGCGTACTCTGCCGCATCCTGCCCTTGCTCTTGCGAGCCACGACGATACGCCTCGCGCAATTTTCTAAAGATGTCTGGCAATTGAGCAAGTACCGTGTATTCGTCGTCCGCCACTACTGCCGCAGTAGAGTGACTGGACTGCTGGGCGAGCGCCGCTTCTGTCAGCTTCACGACAGCGAACTGGTACTGGTTCGCCGCTTCGATATGCGCGTTCGACCCTGCTGCCCGTGCCTGTTCGCGGTCGAGCGTGTCGCGCGCTGCACGAAGATTCGCCGCTGCTACATCAATCGCCGCTGCCGGCGCAGCTTCTGCTGCTCTGCGAGCGAGGGCGGCGCGGTAACCGTCTGCGAGTTGAGCCATGCGCCCTACGGCGGCGCTCAGGCTTTTGAATACGCCGTTGAATTCGTTCTGGCGAACGACATCGAGAACTGCATTGAAAAGCTCTGCTTCAAGCTTGTCCAGGTCGATGCCTGCCGGTGAGGTGTTGGTGGTGTTGGTCATGATTTCATCGCCTGTTCGAGATAATCGATTGCGTCGCGGATGATCTGATTCTTCCAGCCGCGCCCCGCGTAAGTCTTAGTACCTGCATGCTCCCGCGGCCACCCATAGCCTCCAGAGAAAATGCGGCGCTCAAGATCCACAGTCACGAAGCCGCCCCCAATCTCTCGCGGCCGTTCAAACACAATGCATTGGCCGTTGTGGATGTATTCGTGCTTCCAGCCTTCCTGCTGCTCGTAGTATTTGATCTGATCAGCCATTCGCTTCGCTCCCACGTTGGCCGTTCTCATTGCTGGCGGACTCGGCCAGACCAATCAAGATGAGCTTATCGGTGGGTATCATCGACAGAATTTCGGCGAGAGTCGGCGCAGGTTGCTCGCCCATTAGCTCCTTGCGCAGGGCGTCAGCGTTGACAAACTCGTGCGTGAAGACCGGACGTCCCAAGCTCTTCTCGATAGCTTCGTGGAATACATCGAACGGCATGCAAAGCAGCGGCTGATTGATCTGGAAAATCGCACGGTCGCGAAGAGACATAGTCTCGTAGGCTTTACTGTCGTGGAAGGCGATGGCTTGTTCGCGCGTAAGTGGCTCAGACATGCTCGCCTCCTTCCTTGCTGGCGGCCGGGGCTGCGGGAAGAGGAGCCCAATACATCGGATGGAAGTAGTAGCCGTGGCAGAAAGTCGGCTCACCTTCATGCATCCACTGGTTTTTCTTGTTGAGGTCCAGCGAGTGCACTTCCATCCCGTCATCGGTCTCGACTGCCACAAGCCACCTTCCCGGTTCCGGCAGGCGCTCGTCGACGCTGATCCACTGCAGCGCCTTGTCGCGAACATCGGAGCTACCGGCGCGGAGTTCACGCTCGATGGCGCGGGCGAATTCAATCACGCCCTCGTCTTCCATAATCGTGGAGGTTTTGCCACCGAGTTCGTGAGCACGGGTTACGTTCAGGCTGTGGGAGCCGATGCGTGCGATGATCTCGATAATCCGCTCGTCGGTCAGCTCGGCCGGCACCTGGGATGGTGCCTGTGCTGCTGGCGCGGCTTCGTCGATGCTCTTGCCAGCTACGTGCGCGATGCCGGCCAGCGATCCGACTGCTACGTACAAATCACCGTCGAGGGGAAGAAATACGGAGCCAGTCTTGCTATAGGCAAGGAGCGCGCTACCGGCGTCCGTGATCGCGTCCTTGATGTCCTGCAGATTTTTATCGCTCATGTCGTTTCTTTCAGAGGAAGCCCATCAGGCGGTCAATTACCGCGTCCAGGTCGTCGCGGGTGTAGTTGGTCAGGATGCGTTGCAGGACCACGTTGCACGTGGCGTTGTACAGATCGTCGAACTCGGCCTGATCCATGTTCGCGAAGCTGATCGACTTGGCCGTCAGGCGCGTCTCACCCTTGAGGTTCACGGCCATCTCGTAGAAGCCGGCGAGCACGATTACGTCGTTGCGGAACTGGTCGAAGTTCTTGCCGACGCGCCGGCCCTTGTACGTCGCCTCGGTCGGCTCCCACGCATCGAACGCGAGGTTCAGCAGCGCGAAGTATTTGCGGTGGAAGCGCACATTGCGTTGCTGCTTCACCTGGGCGCGCACCGCGGCGCCGAGTTTCAGCTTGGCGATGTACTCCGCGGCCTGCGGATCCGCCGGGATCAGCGCGCCGCCGGGCGCCTTGGTCAGGACGAGCTCTTTCATGCTGCCTCCTTGAACGCCATGAACATGTCGACCTTCGCCTGTACTTGAGCCAGAAACGCCAACACTTCTTTCTCCAGCTCCGCGATGTACGCGTCGTCGCGCATGATCCGTTCGCGGTATAGCTTCAGGTGCTCGGCGCCCGTCTGCATGCGCGGGTCGTACGAGCAGAAGTCCACCCACTCAAGGCCCAGCACCCACATCTGCCCCTGAACCTGTGGCTTGTGATGCTCGGGCATGCCCGTCTCCCACGTCATCAGGTGGATCGCGCTGTTGTGCGGGCACTTGATCTCGATTGCACCTTTCTCGCCCACGAGGCCATCCGACGACGCCCCAAGCCATGCATGCGTCGGATGCTTCCTGAAGCCCACCTCACGCACGATGGCGCCCGTCTCTTCCTCGTAGGCTGCGCGGGCGTACGGCTCGGCCTCGGTGCCCCACTGCATGGCGAAGCTGGCCGGAGTCACGACCGGCTCGCCGGTAATACGCTCGACAACGAGGCGCATCAGGTAGTCCTCACGCGCTTTCAGCGGCTGGCCATTACGGCCAACGGCGATGATGTCAGCGAAGCAGGACGCAGTAGCGTGGCCGGCGCGGTCGCGGAGCCAGTCGGCGCCGCCTTGGTTCGACAGACGTTCAAGCATTGCCCACCCCCATATCGATGACGTTCTCGGCGCGCTTCTTCAACTCGCCCAGTTTCGATGCCAAAGTGCGGCGCTGGTCTTTCGTCAGGCGGCTCCATGCTTGCTCGAGCGCCTCGATGCCGGTGTCGGCCACGGCCTCCAGATCGGCCAGCAGGCGCTCGTCCGCTTCCGTGAATTCGACCGTCATGGCCTGCTCGGCTACAGCCGCGGCGCTCTGGCGCGCCGGCCGCGCATTGATGTCCACTTCCGCGATGCGCTCGGCCTCGTCCTGGTCGAAGATGCCCACGTAGCCGAACGCGAGGCGCGCGCACTGGATCATTGCCTTGTGGCGCAGCATGCGCTTCGGGTGCGTCTGCCACGGCTTCACGCCGCGCTTGCACTCGCTCAGATACTCGGTGACTTTGGTCGGGTGCGAGCGGTCCTTGCGGAAGATGATGCAGGTGCACTTCTCGTCGTCCTGCTCGAAGTCCATCCCGTCGAACATCGGATTCTCGTTTATGATTCGCGACCAGCCGTCGACGCCCACGACGGGCACGATGCCGTTGTTCTGGTCCGGGAAGGCGTAGATCTCCTTCGTCCACGGGTTCAGGCGGTACTGGTTCGCCACGATCAGCAGCGCGGACATCTGCGCGTCGGAGACCTGCCCCTTGAAGGCTGTCGCCTTGAGTACGTTGACGAGTTCGCCCGTCTCTGGAATGTTGAACAGGCCGGCCAGCTTCGACGCCTGTTGGACTACGAGTGCATTAGACATCTTGATTCCTTTCTGCCGGGACTCTGCCGGCGCGGGTTTTACTGCTGAGATTCGGGTTGCTGCTGTTGGGCTTCGTGCCCCTGTGTCCAGTCTTCGTGCCAGTCGCGAGCCTCGATTGCCTCGTCGTCATCGTCCAGCTGCTGGTCCCGCTCACGAGCGGCGGCGCGCATGGCTTCGCGGTATTTGCGTTTCAAGATGGCCTCCACATCACGGTAGGTTGGTTCATCTCGTCCAGATCCTGCACTTCGGCTACGATGAACAGGAAGGCAGCGAGGAATACGAGGGCTTGGGCTATGTTGCGAATCATGTCTTACCTTTCCCTGTTCTCACTATCCAGCGTTTCGCCGCACCGAACTTCTGGCGCGCGACTTTGCGCTCTTGAATCGAACGGTGAGCGGACAGGCAGTGCTCGCACACGGAAAGATATTCGACCGCCTCCTCCTCGGAGTAATAGCGCTGCTCCGGCCCATACGGATCGTCCTCGGTGTAACCGCGATACACGTCCGCCAAGTGCGTCTCATCTCCATTAGCGGAGAGGTCGACCAACAGAGTTCCTTTGATGCCGGGGCATTTCGCCAGTGCGAAAGCGATCTCACCAGTAAGGCGCTTGATTTCCTGCTGCCAGTGCACGTAGTTTCGGCATGCTTCCATCGCGCGGTCGGTCATGGCATCACCTTTTCCATCACACCAGCAATCAAGATCATCACGCCCAGCCCAGTCATGCCGAACCAAGGCCGCGCGTCCGTCCACTCCATCCCGCCCAGGAACAGGCGGTCCATCAGGCTGCGGCGCGCGATGCGGGCGGCGATCATTTGGCATGCTCCGCGCGTAGCGTAGCGATTGCGCGTTCAGCAGCGCCCGAGCCGTTGTCGCGGTCGTATGCCCATGGCCTCAGTTCATCGCCTTCAAGGTCGACCTTCATCACACGGCCGCGCAAGTAGTCGAAATAGAGGCCCTGTTCGTCGATAACCTTGGCTGCCTCAGCCTCGCTCATCGAGCTTGCGCCGCGCGAATCGAGAAACCCTAGTCCTTGCTGACGCGATGCATTGAAAAGTGCCGCCAATACCTTTGCCTTGCTCAGACCCGAGATGCTGATCGTTTCCATTTCTGCTCCTGTTCTGGCCGGCGCCGCCGGCGGTTGGTTTATTGACGTGCTGCCTGCTGGACTACCGGGGCTTCGACCATCCGGGCAAAATTCAACTCGGATTCGACGGCCCGCAGCGCGATATCCAAGCCGCTGTTCAGCCCCTCGATGAAGTTGTCCACGTGCGTGTGCGGACATTCGCGGGCGGCGCGCAGGCAGCGCTGTAGAGCCTCAAGGCTTTGAACTGCGCTCATGCTCGCCCCGCAGGGAAGATGTGCTGCCACACGCGGCGCTCGATGCGCGCTTCACGCTCGGACTCGGCACGACGGCGTTCCATCGCCTCGACCTGTGAAATCGCGACAACCTCGGCTTCCGCCTCCATCACCTTGTCGCGGATCTGTTCGAACGTGACCTTGCCCAGCACCAGGTCGTGCAGGTCGTCGTATGCGGTGGCCAAGTAATCGGTCACCGAATCGCCAACCTCATGCGCCGTTTTCAAGTCGCCAGCTGCCAGCAGCGCCTTGCGGTACGCGAACTCCTTCGCGGTCAGGTCGCGGATTTGAAGCTCGCGCGCTTCGTCGTTTGAGAGGCGGTCCATGTCAGTCTCCATGCCCTGCTGGGCGGTAACTGCCCGCAGTAGCGGGCGCGGGGTTGGTGTTAGGTGCCGAACCAGCCGGCAATCGCTTTCTTGGCAGACTCGAACATCACAGCTGCGGTGCCGTAGGTTTTGCCGCACCAGAAGCCAGCGATGAACAGGGCCAGAAAGAAGGTGAAGAAAATCAGATCGATCATGGGCGTCCCCTAGCCAGCGCCCGAAGGCGCCGGCCTTGTGGTTGATTAATCGTTGATAGCGGCGATGACCAGATCGGCCGTGGTTGCGAACTGCTCGGCTTCGTCCTGCGTCTTGGCGTCGACGATGTCGAACTTGGCGCCCTTCAGGTTGTCGTCCAGCTCGCGCAGGTATGCGGTGGCGGCGGCATCGCGGCCGACTTGAACGAACAGGATGGTCAGCGCGTCGTCGGTGTCTTGCAGCTGCGATTGGGCGATGATGGCTTGTGCTGCGGAGGCCTTGTCGTCCGGGACGCCATCGGTGAACACCATGATGAAGTCCTTCTTGTCCGACTTTCCGGCCAGTTTGAACGCGGCTTGCAGTGCTTCAGTCAGGGGCGTGCTGCCCATCGGACGACGGCTGGCAAACACTTCGCTTACCTTGTCGGCCGTAACGCCTTCGTAGCTCGTGATCTGGCTGCCGCCGAACACGACAACGTCGATACCGTCGCTGTCCAGCTTGCCCAGATCGCGGGCGAATGCTGCGGCGGTTTCCTGCATGTAGGCCCAGCGCGAGCGGCCGCCCGGCATGTCTTCCGTGCTCATCGAGCCAGATGCATCGATGACGACGATGAAATCGTATTCGGACAGTTGGACTGCTGCGGTTTCGTTGCTCATGTTGTTTCCTATGGTTGTTCAGGCTCTTTGAATCGGTGGCCTGCTCCCCGCGCACCGCTTGCCCTTGGGCTCTTGCCTGCGGGCTCGGTTGCGATGGAGGTATTATTAGGCATGCCTTAAATCGTGTCAACAAGAATTTTCGGCATACCTAATTCCACGGCGATAAAAAAAGCCCGGCGGAAACCGGGCTTATGGAGGAGCCAGCGAGCAGGCCGGCCGAAAGAAAGTGTGCAAGATTAGTTGGTGCCGCTATCGCTCCACTTCTTCATAAACTGATCCGCAGAAACCTTGTTTGCCGAGCGGATTCGCTCCCGATCAGCCAGCGAACCGCATGCGACCTGCAAAAAAAGCTCTCCCTCGGTATCCGGGATCACATCGCTAAGGGCCGCAGGTGCAAACTTGAACGTTTGCGAGCTGACAACTTCGCCACCGCCGTTGATCTGCGAGTACTTGACGTCCTGTGTTGACGTGATCGTTCTCTTTGAACAATCGAAGTAAAACAACGTCTTGGCAGAGGCATATCTGGAGCTCATAAACTGACTTAGCGGCTGTTCCTTTGAATAGTTGCTCATAATCCAGGCCTTCCTGTAGTTCCCCACAGACGCAACGGAGGAAAAATCCATAAACAATGATTTATCGCCATTACTGCTTATCACTTGCCAATCCGACGCCTGAGCTACACCACTAGCGAAAATTATCAGAAAAGCAAATCTCTTCATGTTGTGTCCTTCATCCCGAATGCGCCGCCGCGCCCGCTTCAATTGTTAAAATAATGACTGTCTTATGAAACCAATATTCCCTAGCGAAAACTACTGTATGGGTGTACAGTAGTTTAGCGTTCTGGACTTGGAGGGGAAGATGTATCGACGAAACGAGTTGACCATGATGTTTGAGGCAATCGACGACGATAGCCGGAGCTACGTCCTTGCTGTGCTACGTGGCGAATACGAGCGTGCGATGAGGTCACGTCGCCCTACTCTTCGCCTGATCAACGGTCGCCAAACGGTCACGAATCTCTCGAAAAACCAAGTCAATCCGCTCGCGGTCAGCAGGGGTCGCTAGACGATATGTCTCAACCATCTCTGCGATAACCTTCAACATTTCGTTCGCTGCTGCGACTTGGGTACGTTCGTCCACCAGATGTACTGATTTGTCATCTGAGGCGGCTTGACGGGGAGCCGTGCCAAGCTTCCCATGTAAAAGCCAGTGAGGGTCAATCCCTAGCACTTCGCTGGCCCGGGTCAGCTTGGGACCAGATATCTCCTTGATACCACCCGCATCGACACTTTTCTCCCAATCGGTCGCAGTTGCGTTTGATACGCCCACCGCCGCAGCGAATGCCGTCTTAGACATCCCCTTTCCCAAACGCGCAGCCCGCAGTCTTTGTTTCCAATCTTCCATTAGGCAATCCTAAACAATTTTCATTTAGGTCAGCCTGAAAGTGCTTGACACGCTTTCAGGTATGCCTAAAAATGGAGGTATGAATACCTCTCTCACCGATAGCCAAATCATCGATGCCCTGGGCGGCACTAGCGAAACCGCGCGGCTTTGCGAAGTCCAGCCTGCGTCGGTATCCGAGTGGCGCAAGACCGGAATCCCCAAGGCGCGGCTGATGTTCATTCGGCTCGCCCGGCCTGAACTGTTCACGACGCCGTTACCACGCCGTCGAAAGACCGACAAGGCAGTTGCTAAGCCTCGCCCGCAGTAACCCATCGACTCGCGTTGAGCCGATTTCGTTCGCCTAAAAAGTTGCAATCTGGAAAAAGACTATAGGCAACAGCAGCACCCGCCAGCCGCAAGGCTGACCCACGTAACCCGCAACACCAAGGAGAAACACCATGAGCTTGAACCCAGCGACGCGCATTGAGACCGTCGAAGTACTGATGAACCCGGAAGAACTGGCGAGCCTGGACGGGCTGCGCAAGCTCTTTGGACTCGGACGTAGCCCGTTCCTTCGCGCACTGAGCAATGTTGCAGCGCACTCGCATGGTATGGCGCCGCCGGCAACCCGGGAATCCCGAGCATGTCCGGGTCGGGGTCGGATCGCTGGACGATCGCGCGGCGTGAGCAACGGCCGGAGGCACCTTTAAGGGCTTCCGTTTGAGGCACGAGACGGAAAAAGAAAGGCCCGGGGGAGATACGGGCCATGGAAAGGATTACAACGATGAGCAATGTACCACTAGATAGCTTCGAGGCGACGAAAGTCATCACGAAAGCGTGCACCTGGGCTGATCGCCGCAAGTCGATGCAGTCTGCTTCTGAAGACCAAATCGCACGCGAGGCCGGCCGCTACAAGGTCAGCATCAACGAGTTGGCTGAAGCGGTCGAGCACTACCGCAAGGCCGGTGAGAAAAAGGGGAAGTGATGGAAAACATCGTCTCCCGCGAAACCATCCGCCAGCGTGGCGCCAATGCATTCGACCGCGGCGTCCCTATCGATGGCCACAACATGAACCCGTGGGCGCCGGCCGTGGCTGATTGGCGTGAAGGCTGGATGCAACGTCAAGCCGAGGTCGGCGCCCTCCGTGTTCTGGCAGAAGCCATGGTGTCGGAGGTTTCGCCGCCATGACCAAGCTCTCAATCAAAGCCGATCAAGTCTCTTCCTCTATCCTGCGGAAGATCACCTCAGCTGGCGAAGCAGGTACGACCGTATCCAAGCTCGTTTCCGACCTGAAGCTGGGTCGTAGCTGCATTCGCAAGCACCTCCTTGCATTGGAGGCTACTGGCGAAATCTGCCACATGCGCCGCGTCCGTCCTTCTGGTGGCGGCGTATACCTGTCCTATCACCCTGGATCGTCTCAGCCAACGCCAGTCAAGCGCGAAGCGCCTGTGCGCCGCGACTGGCTCGTTGAGGCGTTCTTCGGGCCTGCACAGAGGGGAGCCGCATGATTGCCTACGAAGCCATCGGCCCCAACGCCAACGGCGATTTCATCATCGCCTACCCGACTCCGGGCGCACCGCACATCATGACCGCCGCTGGCTGCGCGTCGAGCAAGGACGCGGCAGAGCGTGAATGTGCGCGCCTGAACGAGGCCCAGGTTGTCGACCGTCGTGCCGCCATGGTCCGCGATCGCAACATGACCATTCGCGACAAGGAGAACTGACGTGGCCGGCGAATGGATCAAGGTGCGGACGAACCTGTGGGACGACCCACGCATTGGCCAGCTGTGCGAGCTGACAGACCAGGGTGAGGCCGCGGTCATCGGTGGCCTGTACTGGCTTTGGGCGACCGCTGACGAGCACTCTGCTGATGGCCTGCTGCATGGCATGACGACCCGCACCATCGACCGCAAGACCGGCGTTCCTGGCCTCGGCAAGGCGCTGGTAACGATCGGGTGGCTCACGGAAAGCGATGGCGGCGTTACCGTCGAGCGCTTCGAAGAGCACAACGGCGCGTCTGCGAAACAGCGTGCACTTACGGCGAAACGTGTTTCTAACCACAAGGCTAACGCAAAGGTAACGCAGCCAGCGTTACCAAAAACTGATGACGGCGTTACCGACCCGTTACCTAGAGAAGATAAGAATAAGAAAGAAGAACCCCCCATACCCCCCAAGGGGGGTGATGCGCTCCCTCGAACGAAAAGCGAGGCGATCACGTTACAGGCCTTCCTGGCGAACTGCGAAGCCAAGGGCGAAAGACCACTGCGCAACTACGTGCCGCTCTGGCGGTATGCCGAAGAAGCCAAGCTTCCGAAAGACCACATTGCCCTGGCTTGGGTCGAGTTCTGCCGACGATTTTTGCCTGATGGGACCGGACAGGCGAAGCGGTACAAGGACTGGCGCCAGGCCTTCCGCAAGTACGTCGAAGGGAACTACCTGAAGCTTTGGGCCATTGACGGGAATGGAGAGTACTTCCTGACGACGCAAGGTAAGCAAGCACAGAAGGTCCACGCCGAGAAGGAGGCTGCATGAGCGCCGACATCAAGCCCTTGCCGCACAGCGTCGAGGCAGAGCAATCCGTCTTGGGCGCCCTGCTGGTCGACAACAACGCCATCGATCGCATTGGCGACCTTCGTGCCGAGCACTTCTTCGTTGGCGACCATGCCGCGATCTTCACCGAGATCATGCGCCAGATCATCGCCGGCAAGCAGACGGATCTGATTTCCGTGATGGCGGCATTGACCGGCAAAGTTGCCGACGTCGGCGCGTACCTCAACCGCATGGTGCAGGCCACGCCTTCATCCTCGAATGCCGCCCGATACGCCGCAATCGTGCGCGACAAGGCCATCAAGCGCGGCCTGATCGCGTTCGGCAAGGAAGTGGCCGAGGAAGCGTACGCGACGTCGCAGGAGTCCGCTGGTCTGCTGGACTCCGCGACATCGCGCCTTGAGAGGTTAGCGGAGGCCCGCGTCAAGCAAGAGCCCGTGCTTGTTGCTGATGACATGCTGTGTCACATCGAGGAAATCGAGAAGCGCCTGGACGGTGGGGCACGAGCCATCCCGACTGGCTTTGTCGACATCGACCGCAAGTTCAACGGCGGCATCCGTCGAGGCGAACTGATCGTGATTGCCGGCCGGCCCGCGATGGGCAAAACGGCGCTGGCCTTGAACATCGCTCTGAACGTCTCGTTCGATTACTCGGTTCTGTTCCTGTCGCTGGAAATGCCGCGTGCCCAGCTTCACGACCGCAATTTGGCTGCACTCGGCAAGATCCCGCTGCCGCACATTTTGCAGCCGGCCGACATGACCGACGAAGAATGGAGGCGCCTGCCCTACGCCGCCGATAAGCTCCGCAACGTCAACCTGTCCATCGACGACCAAGGCGGCCTGCGCCTGCTCGACGTGCGAATGAAGGCCAAGGGCATGAAACGCCGTCGCGGCCTCGACCTGCTGGTGATCGACTACCTCCAACTCATGGAGGGCGAAGGCGACAACCGCAACGCACAGATCGAGCAAATCACGCGCGGTCTGAAGTCTCTCGCGAAGGAACTGGAAATCGGCGTGATCCTGCTCTCCCAGCTCAATCGCAAGGTTGAGGAGCGCACGAACAAGCGCCCACTTCCCTCTGACCTGCGCGACTCCGGCGCCATCGAGCAGGACGCCGACGCCCTGATCTTCCCGTACCGCGACGAGGTGTACAACCCTGACAGCCCGGACAAGGGGATTTGCGAGGTCGGCATCCCGAAGGTGCGTCAAGGTGCGCCGGGAACCGTCGCCCTGACCTATCTCGGCGAGTACACGAAGTTTGAGGACTGCGCGCGCTGGCAGCCGGCCCGGCCCGTGGAACGCAAATCGCGCGGCCTGGCTGAATACCTGTGACCACCCTGGAGCCCAACATGACCATCGAAGTGAACTCGGAAGTCATCATCAACAGCGGCATGCATCAGTACCAGCGCGGCAGGATTGTGGACATCGACACCGCGACCGAGATTCCGTTTGCCCACATCGCCCTACGAGGATCGAAAGGCCAGCTCCTCCAGCGTAAGGCTGCACTGGTTCCGGTCAAGTACTGCGACGAGTTCACGAAAGAGGCGGCGAAAGCTGCGCGCGCGGCCATGAAAGCGGAACGGAAGGCTCGCCATGATGCCCTTGCGGCGCGCTTGACGGCGCAGCTTGGGATCGATGTCGAGGCGCTTTGCTGGGACTGATCATGACCCACCGCCCGCCCCAGCCCTGCGTCCTGTGCTCCCGCTTCCACCGCCATGCCGAAGCCCAGCCAGGTCACGGCTACTGCGAAGGCTACGAGAGGTTCCGGCGCCACGACGACACTAACGAGGTGTGCCCGCTGTGGCGGGAAGCAGCGAACAGGCAAGAGCGCAGGGCGTGGGCAGAACAACAACGAGAGGGGCAACAATGAAAATTTTGATCGGATGCGAATACTCCGGCCGCGTGCGCGACGCATTTGGGCGCCTCGGCCACACCGCGGTCTCCTGCGACCTGCGCGCCACCGAGGCGCCGCACGGCTGGCACATCCAAGGCGACCTGCTGGACGTCATCAAGTCCGGCGCCGAAAGCTTCGACATGATGATCGCGCATCCGTACTGCACGTACAACAACTTGGCCGGCATCCGCTGGATGTACCACCCGGACGACACGCATTTGCCGCCCGAAGAACGCCGCCGACACCCGCGCTATCCGAACCGGATGGACGACTTCCTCAAGGGCGTCGAGTTCTTCAACACGCTCAAGAACTGCAACATCCCCAAGATCGTGCTCGAGAACTCGATGCCGCACGGACTGGCGATGCAGCACATCGGCCGCTACGACCAGGTGGTGCAGCCGTGGATGTTTGGCTCCCCGTTCACGAAGGCTGCGGCGCTGTGGCTCAAGGGCGTTCCGAAACTGAAACCAACGCACGATCGCAAGTATTACCAAGAGCGGGACATCGATATCGTCGCTGCATGTCACCTGATGCCCCCCGGTCCGAACCGGGAACGGGAGCGTAGCCGCACCGACCCGGCAATCGCTGAAGCCTTCGCAACCCAATGGGGCGGCGACATCGCTCAACAACTACTGGAGGCCGCATGACCCAACAGCAAATCTACGAGCGCATCGCCGCCCTGCACTACACCATGCTGATGATGCGGCTGGGCGTGGGGATGAGGCAGCAGGCATAGAGACCATTTCGCGCGCGAGCGCACCGATGCCGGAATTACGGCTTCGCTAACAACCTGAAAGGCAGACATGAACGACCAAACCACCCTCGGCGGCACCGCAGAAAAACGTGACCCATCGACCGACCGCTATGACGCACTGATCCTTGCTCTCCGCACGACTAACTTGATGAGCTACCAGGAAGTGATCGATGCCGCCAAAGCATACGAAGCATACATCAACGGCAAATAACCACCACCCCGCTCGGCCAGCCCGGGCGCACAACAAAGAAAGGAAGTCTATGAAAAAGAAGACCGTCATCAGCTTCACAAGCCTGCCGATGCGCGCGCCGATACACACGGCCATCGTGTGGTGGCTTCTACTGGATCGCCTGAATGCGCCTGCATGGGCCTACGGCGTGATGTGGACAGTAGTCGGAATCCTGCTGATCGGTTTCATCGTTGAAGCCGCGACGGCAGACCACAAGAACGTCCCCGGCTTCGGCGAGCAAAGCTGATTTCGGCGCACAACAACAACGGGAGAAACTGATGAGCAAAGTGATCATTCAATTCAAGGATCCGGACGCGATCTATGACATCATCAACGCCAAGCATCCGCTGCCGGATGACGAGGACGACATCACGCCGCGTATGGAGAAGGCACGCGAGGCGTTCAGCCACGAGTATTTCGAGTATGGCGACTACGGCAACATCGAGATCGACACCGACACGATGACTGCCCGCCTGCTGCCCCGGAGCGAGTGGAAATGACCACCCTCACCCGCATCGCCCTTTGCCTCATGCTGGCTGCGCTGGCTGGTTGCAGCTATGAGCCATATCCAGAGAGTCGCACGCGTAACGCTGCCCCGGAAGCTATCGACCCGCTCGTGTACCGCGATCGCCAGACTGGTTGCGAATACCTCACGCGCGGCAATTCGTCCAGCTCGCTGACCCCACGCATCGCTGCCGACGGAAAGACTCACATGGGCTGTAATGGGGCCACGCCATGACGCTCGACCGCTCCATTTCTCTGCGCCGGACGCCATTCAAGCGAAAGCCGCTCGGCCAGCGCGAGCCGATCCTGACGTCGACAACGCCGCGGCGCCGCAAGTGCGTAGTCTGCGCCGAGCCGTTCAAGCCGCAGCGCATGGGGCAGAAGGTGTGCAGCGTGGACTGCGCCCAGGTTCAGGGCCGGCGCGAGACGGAGAAGCAGGACCGCAAGGACACGCGCGAGCGCAAAGAGAAACTCAAAACCCGTAGTGATTGGATAAAGGAAGCGCAGCATGCATTTAACGCCTATATCAGAGCCAGAGATCAAGATCAACAATGCATCTGTTGTGGTAAGCCACTCAAAGGTGGTGATACAGGTGGACAGTTCGATTGTGGTCATTACCGATCAGTCGGCAGCGCGCCTCATCTTCGATTCGATGAACGCAATGCTCACGGCCAAACTAAACAATGCAACCGGTACGGCGCAGGCAGGGCAGTCGACTACCGAAGAGGACTGGCTCAACGCATCGGAATGGCGGCCGTTGAGGCGTTAGAAGCCGACCAAACGCCACGGCACTACACCATCGACGACCTGAAGCGCATCAAGGCCGAATACAGGGCCAAGCTGCGCGCGTTAAAGGAGAAAGCATGCACGTCCTAACCGTAAAACCACGCGGGCGCGGCAACTGGCGCACCTCCATCATTCGCGCTGCCGGCGATCTGCTGCGCCCCGGCGATACGATAGCCGTCAATGGCCGCATGTACCGCGTCATCAGCATTCGACACGAGGAGAAAGCATGAAGACCGTCACGAAAGAAGAGTTCGAGCAGTTCATCGTCTCGTACCCGCGTCCGCTCGACCGCGACGTGGCGATGATGTGTGAGCCGCCCGTCGTCACGTACAACGACTTCAGCCTGGGCGATTGGCCGTCGTCGATCGTGGCGCGACACAGCTTCGACGACCTGATGGGTATAAAGCCGAGCGGCTGGGAAGTGAAGGAGACAGCGGAATGAACACGCTCATGACGATCGACGAAGTTGTGAAGTCGCTCACCGCGGACATTAAACAGGCCGCGCAAGACCTCGGCATTCATGAGGCCGCAGTGGCGATTGTGTTCGGCACAATGTGCGGGGCGCCGATTACTGATGAAAGCCTGGAATGGGCTGCAGGCGAGATCTCGAAGGCTGCGAAGGAGCAGCCATGACCACCCTCCTCCTCTGGCTCCCCCTATCACTAATCGTAGGCATAGCCGTAGGCCGTTGCATCCGCGTCGGGATGGTGGATCGTCCGCGCAAGGAGACGCCGCCGTGACGCCTCCGATTCGCAAGCTACTCTCGCAATGGGCCGCGCATCGCATCGCATCGGCCGGGAACCTGCCGCCGGATCTACAGCGCGTCAGCGAAGAAATCAATCGACTGGCCCCGGACTCCGCGCGTGTGATCGAGCTCGAATACTGCGACCCGCGCCCGCAGAAAACCAAGGCAGCGCAGCTACGCATGTCGCGGCAGATGTTTTCGGCACGGCTGCGGTGGATTCACGAGCAGTTGGCTTTTACAATGGAACGGAACAACGGGGAGAATGCATGAACATTTACTGTGCTTCATGGGTCCAAGGCGGATGCTTTGGCCTGTCAGCGGTTGTCGTCGCCCCTGACGAAAGCACAGCACTTCGAGAACTCAATCTCGCCGATGACGATACGAAGATAACCGTCTACCTACTCGGTACGGAGAAAGAGCCATCAACAGCGGCATGGGTCGTGGCGCAAGAATCGCTCTGACACGGCTTAACGCACCTAATCGAATTGTCATGACAATTCATTTCTAGCATTCATTTCCCTCGATCACTACCATTAAAACTGTGGGCCATTGCGCCCTAACCAGTTTCTAATCGGGGTGATCATGAGCGGTCTCGGTAAAGGTCAAGAAGGCAATCCCAAATACGCGGCCAACTGCGCCCGCGAATCGCGCGAAGCAAAAGCGGGCACGTTCCACGGCGGCACTCCGCCGAGTGGCCCGAAACCGGAGCCCGTTCGCCTGAACGGCATTCGCGCACCAAAAGACCGTGGCCTGAGCAAGTAATGGCCGCCACCATCCAGTCCGACGGCACCATTCGCTTCCGCGACAACGGCAATCGCCTTTTGTCCACGGAAGAAATTACTCGTGGTGCGATCGGTTTATTGCAATCGTCCAAAGATCGGCATGAGCAATTCGAGCAGTGGTCTCGCGTTGCTCAGTTGCGCCGCTCGTGCGGCATTGAGCCCGAGCCGATCACGATCAAGCGCCCGGAGCCCTATCGTGGCTAGCAACGTGCTTATTAGCCCCGAATTCGTCAGACGCGAACTTGAGCGTGCATTGGATGTTCGCGCCGACAGGTTCGCGCATCACTATGACATTGGTTTCGATCGCTTTGTCTATCGCTTCGATGCAAATGGTCGCACGCTGATATTCCCAGCAGCCTCCGCGGATCATGCTCTTTCTCTCAATGACTTCTGCCGCAAAGTCATTGAGCCGGCAGCCGCAGAATTTAGAGGTGAACATGGCTGAGCTCAAAGCAAAGACCCGCAACAAGCTGCCGAAATCCGAATTCGGCATGCCGGGCGAGCGCAAATACCCGATGCCCGATAAGAGCCATGCGCGTAACGCGAAAGCTCGTGCCAGCCAAATGGAAAAGGCCGGGAAGCTTTCTGAGTCGTCCAAGGCCAAGATCGACGCAAAGGCCGATCGGGTGCTTGGCAAAGGCAAGAAGAAGTAACTATGGCTGCCAGCAGCACAGAAACAGCGAAGAAGCCCCGCGGACCCGGTAAGCCATTTGAGGCTGGCAAGTCCGGGAATCCGACTGGCAGGCCCAAACGCACGCAAGAAGAATTGGATTTGATCGAGGCGTGCAAGAAACGCGCGCCCGAAGCATTGGATGTTATCGGCGAGATCATGGTGAATGGCGAGAACGAGCGCAATCGCTTGTCGGCCGCGGAATACATCATCGACCGCGCTTATGGCAAAGCGGTGCAGCAAACGGAATTGACCGGCAAAGGCGGCGAGCCTTTCACTATCCAGATTGTGCGATTCGGCGATGTCGGCAATCCAACTGCCTAACAACTGGAAGCCGCGCGATTACCAGCTGGACGCGTGGCGATACCTGGAGAACGGTGGCCGGCATTGTGAGGTGGTTTGGCACCGACGTAGCGGCAAGGATGAATTGGGCCTGCACTGGACGGCAGTAGCGGCGTTCCAGAGGAAGGGCACGTACTGGTACATGCTGCCCCTCGCCTCGCAGGCCAAGAAAGCGATCTGGAACGCGGTGAACCCGCACACAGGCCGCAAGAGGATCGACGAGGCGTTCCCGGAAGCTATCCGGAAGCGTCAAAACGATCAGGAGATGTACATCGAATTCGTCAACGGGAGTACATGGCAAGTGGTTGGCTCTGACAACTTCAACTCGCTGGTTGGTTCGCCGCCGATTGGCTTGGTCTATTCGGAATGGGCGCTGTCCAATCCGGCTGCCAAGGCATATCTGCGTCCCATCCTGGCAGAGAACGGGGGCTGGCAGATCTTCAACACGACGCCCCGCGGCAAGAACCACGCATTCCGCACGCTCCAAGGCGCGAAGGAAGACCCGAACGCATTCGCCCAGGTGCTGACTGCCAAGGACACGGGCGTGCTCACCGACGAGCAGTTGGACAAGCTGCTGGCCGAGTACATCACGGACTACGGCGAGACGCTGGGCACTGCATACTTCGAACAAGAGTTCCTGTGCAGCTTCGAAACGCCTGTGATGGGTGCCGTGTACGCGAAGGAGCTGCGCGAGGCTGCCGCCCGCATCCGATCGGTCCCGTACGACCCGACCAATCCTGTCAGCATCTTCTGGGACTTGGGCCGCGCGGACAAGACGGCGATCTGGTTCTGCCAACTGGCGCCGTTCGAATACCGCGTCATCGACTACATGGAAGGCGTGGGCAAGCACATTGGCGAGTACATCGTCGATCTTCAGGCCAAGCGCTACGTCTACGGCGACTGCTGGCTGCCACACGACGCGAACAACGAACTGCTGGCGGCTGAACGTACGGTGGCCCAGCAACTGCGCGCCGCCGGCTTCAAGACGCGAACGGTGCCCAAGACGTCGGTGGACACGCGCATCGAGGCCGCACGTCTCATCCTGCCGCTGTGCTACTTCGACGAGCGCAAGACGGAATTGGGCATGGACGCCCTGCGCAACTACCGCTACCGCGTGGACGAGGACACGAAGCAGTTCAGCAATGAGCCCATGCACGACTGGGCCTCCCACGCTGCCGACGCCTTTGGCTACATGGCCATCGCACTGAAGGAGCCGAAGAAAGAAGTGCGCAACTTCCAGACGACCCCGCGTCGCCCGCTCAACCTTGGCCGTTCGATCGGCGGATCCTGGATGTAAGCCATGGCAGAACGTGCAAAGGACATCGTTGCTCGCGCTCATAAGCGCTTCAAGCTTTGCGTCGAGTGGGAGCAGGACGCGCGCCAGCGGTTCAAGGACGACATCCGCTTCCTATTTGCCGACTCGGACAACCAGGAACAATGGAACGCCGCAGTGCGTGCACGTCGTCAGATCCAAGACCAGCCGATGGTCACGATCAACAAGACGCACACGCACTGGCTGCACGTGGTCAACGAGGGCAAGGAGAACAAGCCGTCCGTCGTCGTGCACCCGACCGGCGATCAGGCTACCTACGAGGCCGCGCAGATCATCGAAGGCATCGTCCGCCACATCGAGTACATCTCGGACGCGCAGACGGCCTACGACCGCGCACGTGAATTCCAGGTTGGCGGCGGCATCGGTTACTGGCGCATCGTCACGGACTACGCGGACGAAGACAGCTTCGATCAGGAGATTTACATCCGTCAGGTGCCGGATCCGCTGTCCGTCTACCTCGACCCGCACATCAAGAACGAGGACGGCTCGGACGCTCGTTACGGCTTCATCTTCGACGACATGCCGCGCGATAAGGCCGAGGCGAAGTTCGGCGCGATCCTGAAGAACCAGACGTTCGGTGACGGTGCGCTGTCATGGAATCGTCGCGATACGGTGCGCGTGGCCGAGTACTACGAGGTCGTCGAGTCGAAGGAATGGCTGTACGCCATCGAGGGCGACAGCGGTGTCGAGTACGTGCGCGAGTCGGACATTCCGCAGGAAGCACGTGCGCTGCTGAAAGCTGCCTACGACGCCGGCAATGCGCAACGCCGCCGTGTCGACAAGCGCACCGTGAAGCATTACCTGATCGTGGGCGACGAGATTGCCGAGTCCAGCACCTGGGCGGGCAAGTACATCCCGATCATCCGCGTGCCGGGCGAAGAGATCGTGATGGAGGGGCGCCTGGACCGCAAGGGCCTCGTGCGCTATCTGAAGGACGCCCAGCGCGCCTACAACTACAACGCTTCCGCGGCGCTGGAGTTCGGCGCCCTGCAAAGCAAATCGCCGTACATGGCGCCCGTGGAAGCTATTGAGGGGCTGGAGAACTACTGGGCCACTGCGAATACGGAGAACCACGCCTACTTGCCCTACAACCACGCGGACGAGACCGGCAATCCGATCCCTTCGCCGCAGCGTCAAGAGCCGCCGTCCACAGCTCCGGTGTACATGGATGGCATGTCGACGGCTGAACGCGAACTCATGATGGCGTCGGGCCAGTACGAAGCCACGTTCAGCGAACAGGGCAACGAGATTTCGGGCGTGTCGATCGAGCGCCGGCAGAAACAGGGCTCGCGTGTCACGTTCCACTTCAAGGACAAGGAAGCGAAGGCCATCCGTTTCACCGGCAAGCAGCTGATCGACCTGATCCCGAAGATCTACGACACGAAGCGCATCATCCGCATCCTGGCCGAGAACGGCGACGAGCAGCAGATTCAGATCGATCCAACGCAGCAAACGGCGCTCCAGCAGAACAAGGACGACGGTGAGGCGAAGGTGAAGGCCATCTTCAACCCGAACGTCGGCAAGTACGACGTCGTGGCGAAGGCTGGCCCGAACTTCGAGACGCGCCGCGAAGATGCGTTCAACGCCATGACGCAGTTGCTGGCTTCCGCGCCTGAACTGGCACAGGTCATTGGTGACCTGTACATGGGCAATGCCGACTTCCCGGCTGCCGACAAGCTGCAAGAGCGGATGCGCAACTGGATCAAGGCCATCAATCCGGGCGCGCTCGGGGAAGGCCCGTCTCCGCAAGAACAGGCGATGCAGCAGCAGTTGCAGCAGGCCATGCAGATCATCCACCAGTTGCAGCAGGAATTGCAGGACAAGACGAGGGCGCAGGAGATGGAGAAGCAGCGCCTGGACATGGACGCACTGAACCATCTCGCCCTGCGCATGGAGAACGACCGCGAGACGCTCGTGCAGTCGTTCAAGGCCGAGACGGATCGCATCAAGGCGCTGCTTGGAGCATTGGACCCCGAGCAGACGAACGCCATCGTTCGCAAGATGGTTCAAGAGACGCTCACCGCGCCGAACCCGGCCAAAAACCTATCAGAAGACCGCATGGACCCAGACGCCGCATACGCAGAGGGCATGGAGACCGTGCTTGCACCACTCGAAGCCAACCAGGGAGCCTAAATGGAAGACGAAGTCATTACTCAGCAGGAGCAGCCGCAAGAGCAAGCCCAGCAAGCGCAGCAACAGGATGCGCAGCAGGTCGAGCAACAGCAAGAGCCCAAGCAGGAACCGCCTGACTGGGTCATGCGCCGCATGGCCGAGATCACCGCCAAGCGTCGCGCAGCTGAGGAAGAAGCCGCACGTTGGCGTGAGATGTACGAACGCTCGCAAACCGCAGCGCCCGTGACTGGCGATCCCGCACAGGTGCCACCGCAGAACGTCGACCAGTTGGCCCGCGCCTATGCCGAGAACATGCGCGCACAGGAACGCGAGCGCGAGCGCCTGGCGCAGATCGAGACAGCCGGCCGTAAGGAGTTCGGCGCCGATTTCGACAGCGCTGTGCAGAACCTGAACGCTGCCGGCGTGGGTGGCCCGGAGTTCCTGAAGGTGATTGCCGAGATCCCGGATGCACAGAAGGTCGTCGCTTGGCTGGGCAAGCATGACAACCTGGGCGAAGCGATCCGCATCAGCGGCTTGAACCCGATCCAGATGGGCATCGAACTCACCAAGCTGGCCGGCAAGGCATCGAAAGACCTGACCAAGCAGGTGTCGAAGGCACCGCCGCCCGTGCAGCACATCGAGGGCGGTTCGTCGGCATCCGATCAGGTCGAACCGGCCGTGGGTTCGAAAGAATGGTTCGACTGGCGTAACAAAAACGCGCGCAAGCGCCGTTAAGAAGCACCGCAGTACTCACCGCGCAAGCGGGGTAAGCAGGCGTAGGCAAGCCGTTAATTGTCGTGTGGCCCGTTAAGCAGTCTCCGCAGGGCAGGGACGAAACGCGAGCAATCGCATTTTTCTTTGCCTTTACGGAGATAGACATGGCTAACAGCCTGCTTACCATTAACATGATCACCAACGAGGCGGTGCGTCTGTTCACGCAGACGAACGCCTTCCTCCGCACCGTCAACAAGCAGTACGACGACCAGTTCGCACGCAACGGCGCCAAGATCGGCAACAGCCTGCGCATCCGCCTGCCGAACGATTACGTCGTCAACACGGGCCCCGCCATCACGCCGCAGGGCACGAACGAGCAGAACACCACGCTGACCGTCGCGACGCAAAAGAACGTGCCGGTTTCGTTCGGCACGGCCGAGCGCACCATGTCCCTGGACGACTACAGCGAACGCATCCTGGCGCCGGCCGTGAACCGCCTGGCCGCATCGGTGGCATCCGACCTGATGAATGTGGCCAACGCCGCATCCAACATCGCGCCGAAAATCAGCGGCGGCAACCTCGTGTCGCCGGATGCCACGACCTGGCTGTCGGCTGGCGCGATTCTGGATCAAACCCTGTCGCCGCGCATGGATCGCAAGATCATCATGGATCCGCTGACGCAAGCGCGCACCGTGGGTTCGTTGACCGGCCTGTTCAACCCGCAGCGCAAGATCAGCGACCAGTACGAATCGGGCATGATCACCACCGACACGCTGGGCTTCGATTGGATGATGGACCAGACCACCAAGGTCCACACCGTGGGCACGTTCACCGCGGGCACCGTCAACGGTGCCGGCCAGACTGGTAACACGCTGGTCGTCAACGCCATCACCGGCACACTGAAACAGGGCGACATCATCACCATCGCGGGCGTGAACGCGATCAACCGCCTGACCGGCGACGACTACGGCACGCTGCAACAGTTCGTCGTGACCGCTGACGTGGCATCGGGTGCGACCTCGATCCCGATCTATCCGGCCATCGTTCCGGCGCCGGCCGCGTTCAACACCGTGACCGCTTCGCCGGCCAACAGCGCCGCGATTTCGCTGGTGATGACGGCAGGTTCGAAGTACCGCCAGAACCTCGCCTACTACCCCGAAGCCTTCACCCTGGCGACCGCCGATCTGGTCATGCCGACGTCGGGCGTGGTCGAGTCGGCTCGTGCCGAGTTCGATGGTGTCGCAATGCGGATGATCACCGCGTACGACGTGATGAGCGACAACCTCATCACCCGTATGGACATCCTGTACGGCTTCGCGGCGATCCGTCCGGAGTGGGCGGTCATCGTGCCCGACGTGCTGTAACGCTTTCTCCTGTGGTGCTACTTGGGCCGGTTTCGGCCGGCCCTTTTTTAAAGACTGAGTGAGGAAGCGATGCATCCGAACATGCGAAATTTCACCGCGGAGTATGTCTACCGCGAGTTCCCGAAGTGGGTCGAGTTGGCGAACGGCGAGAAGATCCTAGTGCACAACCCGGAGGAAGAAGCAGCGGCAATCGGCCCGGAAGAGACGCCGAATCGTACGGCGCTTCTCGAAGAGGCTCGTTCGCTGGGCCTGAATCCACATCATCGCACCGGTGAAGAGAAGCTCGTGCAGATGATCAAAGACGCGCGGGGTGAGTGATGGCCACTTTCAACAATAGCGGCGCTTACTCCATCCTGAACACCCAGAAAGGCACGTACTACGTCCAGGGCGGCCACTACTTCAGCCCGACGACGTTCGTTGACCTGGGCACGACGGCGCCGGCCGATTACCAGTCGCTGAGCAGCGAGCGATCGGACGATGTGAATATCAGTGGGGGCACTATCAGCGGCGTGACATTGGAGGATGTGTCCGCTCCCCCGTCCGGGGCGGCTGGTGGCGATCTGACGGGCACCTATCCAAATCCCACGGTGGACGCGGGCGCAATCACGTCTGAGAAGATGGCATCCGGTGCTGCTGCGGACAACATCGGGAACGTCGGCGGCGATCTGACAGGAACGCTGCCAAATCCTACCGTCGCAAAGGTCACGAACCCGCTAACCCAATACGCGGGAATCCCCCTCGTTGCTAATGGCGTACCAGTGGAGCCAGCCGCCGCGGATCTCGTCAATCAAAGCGCGAATGTGGGCTCGACGACCCTCTACGCAGTGCCGGCAAGTGGCGCGGGAATGTATCGAGCTACCTGCTACGCCGTGGTGACTACGGCAGACGGAGCTTCCTCAACGTTGCCCAGCATCGGTATCGGATGGACGGACAAAGACAGCAGCGTTGCATTATTGGCTAACACTGTAACCAGCACAAACACCGCAAACTCTGCCGGTGCATTTGGTCAAGGGGTCCAGGTCTTCTACGCGAAGGCAAGCACGAACATCACATATCAAACCTCGAACTACGCCTCTGGCACGGCCGGGGCCATGAAGTACTCCGTCCACATCAAGCTGGAATACTTGGGGTAACCATGACCGTCCCGCTCCCGACCACGCCATCCGACCTGATCACGCTCGCGCTTAAAACCGCGAACGTGGTTGGCGTCGGCCAGACCGCCAGCGCAGAGGACATGAACGATGCATTCAACCTCCTCAATATGATGATGGCGCAGCTTCAGCGCCGTCGCTACATGATCTACCAGCTGGTGACGGCATCGAAGCAGGCGACGGGAGCGCAGTCTTACACGGTCGGCCCAGGCGGCGACTTCGACATCCCGCGGCCGGCGAAACTGGAGTCGGCGTACTTCCGCCAGAACCAGAATACGCCGCTGCCGGTGGACTATCCGTTCACCATCCTGCGATCGATGGAGGACTACAACCGCATCTCGATCAAGACGCTGAACTCGTTCCCGCAGGTGATCTACTACGATCCGGGCTTCCCGCTGGGCACCGTCTACCCGTGGCCGATCCCGAACAACCAGTACACGATCTTCCTGACCGTGATGCAGACGTTGCAGCAGTTCGAGACGATCAACGACACGATCACGCTGCCGCCTGAGTACAG